GAATCACCGGGGTATGTCTCACCATACTTCAGGACGATTCTGCCAGGGTCGGAGTCCGTGTCGGCTGTCCATTCATCGCCCTCATTGAAATCGGTATTGACCACATCATCTGAACCCGTGTACTTTATGTGCGTGATCGATTGCAACTGACCATACGGCAATTCCCACCGCCTCGGCCATTCGTCATAGAACGCTTTCCATGTCTGAGTGACCAACTTCCTGCGGGTGATGTTCTCAGCCTGGAGGGTCGCCATGTGGATCAGGGAACGGATATACGCATCGTCCGTGGTGAACGTGGACTCAATGCGTAGGTGTTCCTTGACCTCGGTTAAAGTAACCGGGAGATTCGCCGGGGGGGAAACTATTGAAACCTTCATTTTATAACCTCAATGCTTAATTTTTCCGGCGCATACTCACCAAGAAATTCAATACAAAAATCAACCATGTCACTAACCCGCGTTCCCGGCGCATGTCTGCCACTCCACAATTCTAAGTTTTCAATTCGGTTATCATCCCTGATGCCATTCTTATGATGTACCGTTTCATGCTTGCGGATTGATCGTCCTAAATGCTCTGCCATCACAACGGTATGCTCGCCTACTATCCCTTTTCCGAAAGCATTTGGATGGCCCCTGCCTAAAAGATATACATACCCATCCCTGTCATATCTTCCTGTCTTAAAGGATGGGTGATTTTCCCCGTGTCTCCACATATCCACAAACTGAAACTCGGAAATACAATAACTGGCTAAAATCATCCTCAATACTGTAAACAATTTTATCCAGGGTTTCTGACTTGAGTGTAACGATCATGTTTTCCGGCAATGTCTGAGTCAATGTTATCATCGTATTGGTCCCGTCAGAAATATGGTTTGTGATTGTAGTGCTATGCGATGATAAGATATCCATCAGGTTTGTCATCCGTGACCGATGGGATGGCGAAGCCGGATTGCCCTGATACCGTTTCCGCTCAAAACCCGCAACTGGCGCCATACCTAATATCTGATCATACGATAGCTGCATCATAGTAGAATCAGCATTGTCGGCACTAACCGCATCAACAAAGGTTGTTTGAAAACTCTTGATATGAAACCAGGTCCCTTTGGCAGGTGCAATTTTATAATCAATCGGTGCGCCTGACGCTTGGAGGGTTAGCTCATCGATGTAAAATTTGGGGGCCTTTGGCCCTTCCTTGGATTCGCATTTGAACCTGAAAGCATCAAGCGTGCTGCTGGCAATCCCCATGTCAGCCAATGGAATGTTAATGTATTGCCAATCATCTTCATTGCTGGGGTTGAAATAATCCTCAAGATACACCACATTCCCCACTAGCGATCCCCCCACATGAGCATAAACGGAAATCGAATCCCCGTTTTTCCAATCCTTGTCAACATTAATCCACATGGTCAGGGCAACATAATTGCCAGTCATGTCAATGTCATCCCCCGGTCCGACATTGTTGATAAGCTGCATGATGTCATTAACCGCTGGATTGTCGCATTTGAGAGATTTTGTTCCGTCATATGATCTGTCAGTCGAATCAGCTATCCATTTCGTACCAACCGGCTCACTGAATGTCCATGCAACGGTATCCGTCCCGTCATGGATCAGTAGACCGCCAACACCGTAAGATGCATTTTGCGCCATCTCACGACCATAAGTGTCATTGGTGAAGAACGCAGCCTTCGGGGTGTGTGTCTTGTGATCACGAGTAGCCACCACCAAGCCAACATCCTCGCCGGCATCCTGGTTGACCTCAACCGGAGTCCCGGCTTTATCTGCGAGAAAATGCTTGAACATTAGTGATCCAATTCCTTGTAGAATCCCCAAAGCATTACAGTCAAGTAAGCCGTTGATGCTGCACTATTATGGACATAGAGTACATCATGATAACCAAGAACAATCTTACCATCTGGCCGGTAAACAACCTCTTTATCCGCAGCCGCATAGGATTTTAGCAATGGTCTTAATTCAGCGATGTTTGTGGCGGTCATATACGCAGTTGCCAAAGCCGCTTTCCCAGAATCCGCCCTGGCGTTATACGCTAATACCGGCGTACCGCCCCCCACGGTTGACCATGTACCGAAAGCGCCCGTCCATATGCTGTCGGCATCGCTTGAGCATCGGATTGTCTGAAAACACAAGTGCCTGACTGGATCATCATTCCTGATTGCAAGCACATACTCTGCACCGGAAGTATTATCACTGATTAACCATGAAAATAACTGTTCTTCATGTTGTGAATAATGGGAACCCTCACTCGTGCAAACAGCCTCCCCTTTTACCCTATTCTCATGGTTGACCCCTGCTGGTGTTCCATTCGCGTCATTTATCGTCGGCATTTCATCTCTCCTAAACGTCCTGGTCTTTAAGTTCCGTATCTGTCCCTAAATAGAGGTGATACTCAATCTTTTTCAGGGTAGTTAATATCTGTTCAAGCAAATCCAAAGACCGGATGTCCACAGTCGGCAGATTATTTCCGATACTCGGCAAATTATTTCCGGTTTCATACCACCGGTCCGTCTCAATACTGTAATGGTATTCCTTCCCGGTATCCACCTCGCGCCACCGGCTACCATTCAGCGGATTTATACCATTGGCTTTAGTCGGCTTGTCCTCGGACGCGAGCCCGGTATATACGTTTATTGATCCTTCAACGTAATAGCCCATGATTACCTGATATACAGATACAAAACGCCGGTGTTGCTATTCCCTGCCGTTGTCACCGCTACTGTTAGTTGAGTATGAGCGCACCCCGCCATGGACGCTTCGGCGACATATTCCGTGTTGGACGTGTGCCGATTAGCCAACCCTGCAAGGGCAATATCCACACCGTCATTATCATTCACGGCAATGTCATAATTCGGGTCGGGTGCAGCACCTGCAAGCCCTGGCACCGTACAAGCTCCGATAATTCTGCCATTGTAATATTCGGTTGTCGTTCCCGATACCGCACCTGTGACAGAGTCAGATGTCCATGCCGCTTTTATCTTCTTAATCGTGCCGTGGGTAATTTCAGTGAACGTCATTACTGACCCAGCCATGATATCCTCCTGTTGTGAGGGTCCGAAGACCCCCACATTATAAGTTTACGGTGCTGCCGGTGCAACATTCGCTGTGACAGACGCCCCAACTTCAAGCGGAACATAATTCATGAACGCTTGTACCGCCCCACTCGCCGGAGTAGCGGTTGCTGTCAACATACCAATGGTTCCAGTTCCGCCCTGAGTTCCGATGTAATGCGGATTTCCCGGAGGAGTATAATCGGATATGCCCGCACTTGGAGTAATGGTTGCTAATGTCGCTACGATGCCACCGGGCCATACAATCCGGGCACCCTCGGCCAATGTAGCAATGGACGCACTGGCATCGCATATTTCAGCTACTGCAATGGTTGGGCTACTACTGGTATAAGTGAACGAAACGACGGCGGCTCCAGCACCCAATACCGTCGTAACCTCAATATAGAGGTGCATAAGCAAAATCCGACCAGAAACATTGAACAGTTCAAATTGTCCAGTGTTGGTCACATGATTAAGGTATGTATTAGCGTCAAACACGCCCGTTTGAACCCGCATACCCGCGACTAAATCAGAAATTCTCTCTCTTGTACTCGGTGCATAGTTGCCCATTTGTCAGGCCTCCTATCTTGTTTTGTATTTTGGCTTGATCGCCTTTTCGACCACTTTGGTCGCTTTCTTGGCTTGTGGTTTTTTGGCCATCCCTTCCTTCATGGCGGCGAAATCTTTTGATGTCACCTCCGCATCCTTTTTTATATCCCTGACAGCCCCTTTCAATGACTTGACCTCCAAACCCATTTCGTTGATTAACTCATTCATGGTTTCAAGACTGCCGGACAATTTTATCTCCAACCCTGTCGCTTCGTCCTTCGATATTTCCTCTGCCCACCGCCGGATCAATGCAATGTCATTTCGTTCCATTTTCTTCTCCCGTTTTAGTATCATGATAAGTGACATATGCCGGATATTGCGGCAACGGTTGCCCATCCGTGTAGTCCAAATATGTCATGTCCCCATTCTGGTAAGCCCATTCGATCCATTGCTTATGAGCATGGGTTTGGACGCTCTCAGTCTGCATCCGTGATTGCGGGTCAATTACGAATTTCCTCAGAACCAGGCTTTCAATATGCAGCTGATTCGGTTCGATACCCCACTCGTTGCTAGGCTTCGTGGCATGTTCCATCTCAGTACAGCCGCGTTTCAGCATGACAGTAGTCTCCGGCCCAAGGTACTCGGCATCGTCTACTGCCGCCCTGACTTCCTTGTACCTCTCAAGCCCCTGCTCAAGCCCACGGTTATAAAAATACCCACCGTACAATCCGCATACCGATGACCTTACCTCAATGCCGCACTTCGATGGACGGTTCAGCCTTTTCTGCAACTTCAGCAGGGAAAATAATCCGTTCAAGGTCTTAGGTCGAACCACGACCTTATAGCAATCCTGGCAACCCAGCGGTACAAACCGTTCCTCTTTCGGCAACGGTAAACTGAACCCATTAAAGATGATCTGAAACCACAGGATACAGTCAGCCGAATCCATGTGCCTGACATGGTGCCAAGGCTGTTCCCATGATACTGCTTTCTCGCACGCTATCCGACCATCAGTGTCCCGAAGAAAGAACCCTCCTTGGGTCAATAACCCCCGCGCTTTCTCTAGAATATCCTCATCACATAATTTCTGATACACCGACATAATCTCTCCCCCTAAATATCCCGTGATGAACGGGGTGGAAGGCGGCGGGAGAACCACCTTATCGGGTCGCGACCCTATCCACCCCGGTTATGTTAGGCGATTGCAGTAGGCGGTGCAGCCGATGCGAATCGCGGTTTAGACAGAACAGCCACAGCCCCGGTCAGCATCGAGGATGCCGTGGATGACGCAACATAAAGCGTCACCCAATCAAAGTCATCACTCAACTGTGAGCCGTTAAGCTCAATGGTGTAGGTCTTGTTCGCCGTGGTAATCGCTGTGGCGGAACTAGCCGTTGAGGTTTTGGTCATGGTGTCAGACGGGCTTGTGCCACTCACCCAATAATGACCGGGATCAATCACCGTGGCACTGGTGGCCGAGGCATCCTTAGCCTCCTTAACCTGAAGCAGGGAACCGGTAGTCAGCGCCCCCACACTCACGATGAAAGAAACATGCTGATAATTTTTCATGGAAATGTAATCACCCGTGGCAACAGAGCTGAGGGCCGCAGGGTGAAGGACATTCACCAGTTTGTTTTCTTGTACCATTGCGTCCATTTTATAATCCTCCTTGGTGAATAAAAAAAGCGCCAGAAGGCGCTTCTAATATCCGTTTAAATTGTGTTGAAAATTATTGGTTAATAACCGCTCCTTTGCTATCTGGTTCACAGGCTTCACGCTGGTAATCATGGTATGTGCAGCCTGGTTGTGAATGAATCGCCTTATGACAGCTATGGCAAACTGTGATGCAGTTGTCGAGATCGTTGGCAAGCATTGGTTCCTGCGCTACGCCTTCGATATGGTGAACCTCCAACTCCGTGCAAGCTCCGCATTTCTGGCATTGGTAGCTGTCACGGTTTAAGACTAGGGTGTTTAGGTCGGGGTCTAGGGTTTCTTGCCGGTATTTGCTTCGTGGGTTATGCCCTTCAGGATGTCTTATCTTCCTGAATACAGAACATGAGGTTTTGCATTCATCCGAACAATAAAAATATGAACTTCCGGCGGCACCTTTTTGATCGTATAGAACCCTAATTCTGGCTGAAACTTGTCCCTTTTTAGGCCGGAACCACTGTTCACAATTCACGCATTTCACCTGTAGGATTTGCTCGTTTTTCGGATCTCTTCTAACTTTTTCCGCAAAACCCAGTTGATCTTTGTAGGTATCATAACCGCAAAACCCTTCTAACCAATTCGGATTATTGGAACCGGTGAACCTGCTTTTAGTAAAAGTCCCAAAACATTCCTTGCTACAATAAAACGTTTCATACTGTTTTTTACGTGCTTCATAAATCCATTTCGTCTTTTTGCAGTCTGGGTTTCCGCATTCAACTTCTATCTTGCCACCTTTCCAAGCGCAGCTTTTATCACCAGAATGATGAACAGAGCCTCCACAACTCGTTGTGAATCCCCTAATCAGGCTACTCTTCAAAACAACCTTTTCAACCCCACAATCACATTTACACAAATATTGAAGGTGCCTATGTTTATCATATCCCGAATATCGAATGACAACTAATTCACCAAAGCGCTGGCTTATGATATCATCAGTTCTACGCGAATCATGGAAACATTTGGTTGAACAAAAATTCTGCTCTTGCACAAGGCTTTTAAATTTCTTTATCACCTTGCCGCATTTATTACATTCTACATTTGCCTTTCCACCCTTCCATCCTGAAGCCTTATCGCCTTTTTTATGGAAATTCTGCGATTTGCCCTTTTGAAATCTACCTTTCCTGGTTGGAATCCCGAATCTCTTTAGCATCCCACTTATGCTTCCATATGTGGGCAACCCTAACTCTTCAGCACATTTCCTAATTGATAACCCCTGGTCAATATAAAGATTTTCAAGCTGTGCTTTTGTTATGTTCGCCATATCTTTTTCCCTCTGCCAACCTAAAAGCAACCAATATGATCGCTTTTAGGTATAGCAAAGAAGCGGTTATTTGTCAAGTTAAATCGCTAACTTCTGGCCTGTAAAGTTATAAAATGCGATTGGGTGTAATCCGAACCGCCTTTATACGGAGTGACTTCCTGTGAAAGGATAGTTTGCCCGTCAAGCCTCAGAACGTATCTAAAAACAGACTCATCATAGATGAATTGAACATGAATGGACATATCCGACTTCAATCCACCCTTCTCGGCTATAATATAACCGTTTTTAAAGTCCCCCAGGTAAATATCCCCCAAATCTCCGATGCTCTGACATTGCTCGATGGCCATGACCGGACGACCAAATAATGTCGAATACCCAAGGCCAGACAACCCACCTGCCGGCATATAGATGGGAATTCCACCCGTACCTACGGCGATACTCATAGTATGGAGCTGCGGTTCAAGGTTCTGATTTATAAGCCACACCGCATTCGGCCTACTGGAAGCAAACAGCCTGCTCCACATGTTAATCACGTTCTCTGCCAAAATCGAATCCGCGGCCTGTCCGGTTTCTTTGCTTTGAGTCACCAGTGCGCCGGAATTCAGGATGCCGAGCGGCTGACCGACCCCCAGGCCGTTGATCACAGCATCATCAATCATAAATCCGAACTCAGACACAAACGCGGTTCTCAGAATACCTTCCAAGGCACCTGCATCGTCCAAAAGCTCATCGGTTGCATACGCCAACCCAATCAGCTTATTCAGGGTCAGTTCGATCTTTCTGAACGCAGGCTTACTGGCGGTCTTTTCACCGGCTTCTTCTAACCAATATCCGCGCACACCGCCTTGACGACTTCCCGTTGCTCTGGAAGTCTCATCAAACCCGTTGATCTTGATGGAATTGGCGTTACCAGAAACGGTAATCCTACGGCACAGGCTCGCCAGTTTGCCGGTTTCCCAAACCTGCTTCAGCAGTTCAGAACTGAAGTCCTGCTGGACGAGAAAACCGCCATCGCTGGGTATAGTCTCGCCCATACCAGTGGCGGCACGAGTATTCAGCAGTCTGGGGTCAACCATACCACCGGGGCAACCGGCCCTCATAATCGCAGCCATCTGCCCACCGAAGGAAGCGAAGCTATCCCGCTTCTCCTGTTTCTTAGCAGTCATGGTATCCACCAGGGGTTTACTAACCACTTCACGGGTCGGTTTTGACAGTTCATCGGTCATCCTCTCAGCGTCCGCCATAGAGTCTGCAATCTTCCGAACTTCTTTCACCCTGACCAAAAGCTCGTTCCGGTAATCAACTTCCTCCTCGGACGGGTCACGATTCTCAGCGATGCAAACAGCATCCTTTTTTGCGACCTTCTCCATAAGGGCCGCGATGTCACTGCGATATTCGCTCTGAGTTTTCATTTTGTTCTCCTTATTTTATCAATCTTTTGCCAATAACATCTTGGTTTTATCCGCTTCCCTGGTGTCCTCAGAGGAATGGCTCGCCGCCGGTTCCTTTTCAGTCTCGGAATGGCTCGCCGCCGGTTCCGAGAGGGGCAAATAGCTCCGCAATACCTTAAAATCGTCCTCAACCAATTCGTCCTCCGCCTTGATCTTGCGGATTACGTTGTCAAGCTCTTCAAATTTGTCTTCCATCGGCTCCTCTTTCTCGAACGCACTCCGAACCTGTGCCGTTGTCGTTGGGTAAGCAGGATATGTGACCACACTGACATCGAAGAGAGACACATCCCGGAGTACCCTTGTATTCTCTTCATAATCGTCATCGGCCTTATTCACCGTGAAGCCAAATGACATTTGAGACTTGTCACCTCGCCGTAAACTTATGAGCAAATCCCTGCCAACAGTTGTATCTGGAACGTCAATTTCAACCGCCAAACCTTTGTCGTCTTCAGTAAGTCTCAATGTCCCCGCTTTATTTCTTCCGATAACCGCCATTGGGTCATGCTCTACCAATGCCCTGACATCCGCTTCTTTAAGAGTTTTTTTGAACGCTCCAGGAGCTATTGATTCCTTGAACATCCCACCAATGTTGGTCCACTCGTTGAACCTAGCGGCATATCCAACCACCTTCGGAGAGTCATTGTTATCTGCGAGTCTCACTTCTGCGTGTGGCAAGTCTCTCCTCTCAATATCCTTTTTGTCGCGATACATAACGCCCTCCTGTTTTTGGCATAAAAAAAAGGCCACCCGGTTTTCCGGAATGGCCCATGCTGGTTAAACTGAATTATTTGTTTAGGAGCTACTGTCCCTTTTCAGCCCTTTTTTCGCTTCCCTGATTGCAGCCACGGCCTCGTGAAGTTGCAGCTTTTTTAGGGATATTAAGTCAAGGATTTCCCTGGCCGTGATTTTGACTTTACTGCGAGTATTCATGGCTTATCCAAATGCTAGAGATGGTTGAAAGGGTTTTTCGAGTTTATTCCCTTTGCTTATGTTTTCCTTGGCCCACATCGGCGCAAGGTTTTCCAAACACCAACAACGCTTAAAATCCAAATCATCAGGTGTTTTGAAATTGAAAACTGATCGGGGTATTTTATGATCCAAATGCCATTTACCATAATTCTCAAAAGTCATCCCCGGTTGGAACTGTTTTTTGAGGTGTTTTTTCAAATCGTCAAGCGTGAAATCAACCAACTTTTCCCAATGTATATGATTCTTATTCCCCTTCAACGCTTGATACATCGAACTGCTTATGTTGCGTGATAACCTAAAGTTTGGATCATTCTTTCTTAACTTGTTGTCTCTTTTCCTGTACCAGGCTCTTACTTCAGGTTTTGCTTGGTATTCTTTAGCCCTTTTTTTGCTTTTTGCTTTTACTTCTGGATTAGACCGATACTCTTTTGATTGCTTTGCCAACCTATCCTTATTTTCGAGGTAATACAGTTTAGCTCTTTCTTTTATCCTGACCTTCACTTCAGGTTTGGAATTATGCAACGCTTTTTTCTGTTTGATCCGTTCTTTATTCTCCGGTTTTTGGCTAAACTCGGCGTTTTTTCTATTAGCGCATTTCTTGCAATACGATGTCAAACCGTGTTTTTTTCGTTTATCACGGTTAAAATATTCATACGTAGCAGGTAGCGTCTTTTTGCAAACAGAACACGTTGCCACATCTTTATGAATATGCCCGTTTTCCCATCTTTTAGCGTATTCGTTCAAGTATATATTCCGGCACTTCCTGCATTCTGAGCGTAACCCGAGAAAACCCCTTTTTCTATATGCGAAATATTCAAGTGTTGCAGGGAATACCCCACTACATTTAGTGCATTTCTTAGCCGGTTGACCTTCAGGAGTGAAATGTGTTACTGTTTTTTTACCCATGAGAGCATCTCCTTATTAGATGTTTTTGTGGTTAGAGGCGGTAAGGGTGTCAAGACCCTTATCGCTTCATTATTTATAACAAATCCTTTAGGTTATGTCAAGATTATTCGCCTTTTATTTGCTCAAATTGTATTCCATTATCTCCATTGTAAGGCTTTTTATGGTCATGTTCACCAACCAATATGTCATACGGAATCCCGGCAATGGTCCCTTTTGGAAAAGCATTGCAATAATTCAAGTGTTCACCTTCAATATCAGGGTCATCTTGCAAAATGTATGTCCCCAAATAATGCTTACAACTCAAACAAGTTTCATATGACGGAGGTATTGTTTGTCCCATTTTTACACCTTTAGCTTGTCTAATATGCCATCAAAGTATTTTTCGAGACTTTTTGGGAACGTCCCTTTTGTATAATACGGCGATGTGTATTTCGCAAATCCATCACAAAACCATTCATATTTATTCTTACCAGCATAATCTGATATTTGTGAACTCGGAAATTTCTCATCTCTAAAAACCTTCAGGCGTATTTTATCAAGGTCTTTAAATGCCTTTGTGCCTGGTTTAGATATTTCATATTCGCCTTGTAGGATGTGAGCATATTCATGCCTTACATTAATAGCAGTATGGCTTTCTGCCTCATATCCATCCCAAGGCTTATTATGTCTTGACTCCCAAGCATTTATGTTTTTCCAAGTTCGCTCATCCCAATCATCCGCAAAAGTGATGGATGACTCATTCGCTGGAATTGTATAATGTGCCTTACCTCTTTTGTTTTTTGTTATGTAAAACGTGTCAACCTTTGGGATTTTAATACTATACTCACGCTCAAACCTATCCATTTCACTCAGAACATCATTGGCCTTTTTAAGCGCAGCCTTTTTTGTTGCCTTACCTCCCCATGTCCTCCCCCCGGACAGGCCAACGTTATCAGCAATCCCCTTTTTTATAATGTATTCCTCAACTTCGGCTATCGTCTTGGCTTTCACAAAACCCTTTACTATGCTACCGGCTTCAAACACAGGGATCACGCTGCACTGGCAAAAAGCGTGACAAGGGGGATGTGCTTTGGGGCCATAAATCTTTAATTTTCTACCAGTTCCAGTTTCACCTTCCAGCGTTTCGCCATGCTCGATGAAATTGCTTTCAATCCCGACTATCTTGCCGTTTAAGCCCTGGCAAAACGAACACGACTTGCTGCCGGTATTTATCCATTTCAGCTTCGTAACTCCGCCGATCCGGTACGTCTCCCGCAGTGTCGCGTTTGATGCCTTGATAACCTCATTTCGTGCTATTTTACCGGGACGTTTTTCAAGCCATTCGTCCAGCCGGGTTCCGAATACTTTTTGAACATCCTCAATCGGCGTGTTTTTCAGTATCTCTAATAATTGCCCGGACGATGATCCGATATGCCGCAGGGTGTAGCCTTCAATGTATTTTCGCTTCCATTTTTTGAGCGCCGGGAATTGGTTGATATCGGCATTGATAAGGTTAACACCTGTTTTCTTGGTGCGCTGGATGTATTTGTCGAATACCGGTCCAAGGTGATCTTCAATCTCACCGACCATCCCAACATAGAAATCTTCCATCCATTTTTCAAAGCTACTCGCTGATCTAACCAGGTGCTGGTCAACCGCTTTCCGAACATGATCAACTTCATATTTGACTAACCGCCTGGCGGCTTTTTCAATCGGCTTTAAAAATTCAAGTTGTAACGCCTTCATATCCGCTAATATTGTCTTTTCGCTACGGACCTCGCGTAGTCCAGGAAGAATCTTTTTTTTTTACGTTCCTCTTCTTCCGGTGTCCCGATGTCGGGGACAGGTTCCGGTTCCTTCCCCACCATCGAAAGCGGTATCATGTTCATAGGCACGAAGGTTTC